ATTAAACCAGACAACAGCCACAAATGATACTAGGATCGCTTTTCAAAATAGCGGTACAAGTTTATGGCGTATAGGTAATTTTTACAATGGCGGTGCAAATGATTTTGGAATATTTGACGCTGTTGGTAATATTCAGCCAGTAACAGTTAAAAAAACTACTGGCCAGGTATTAATTGGCACGTCAACTGTTGGATCGGGTAAATTAGTTGTGTCAAGTGCTTCTAGTGATAACGGTATACAGATAGTTGGTGCAAGTGCGCCTAGTTTAAGGATTGATAATGCCGAAAGCGGCCCAACAAAGCGTGCTGGTTTTGGTATTTCAACAGCCACAAACAATTTTATCCAGGGAAGCGCAGATCGCGACTTTTGTATGTTTAATGGATCAACAACAGCCAGCCCAATTTTATTTGGTATTTACGGAACTACAAACGTCCAGGAAGCTGCTAGAATAAGCGCATCAAGAAACTTTTTAGTAGGAACTACAACCGATACTGGTGAAAAATTACAAATATCTGGAACAAGTTATTTTAATGGAACTGGTAGATTTAGTGGTCAATTAAGTATTGGTGGCAATTTTGGAATACAAACAACTTCACCAACAACAAGTTTACAAATAGGTAGTGGAAGTGGTTTACAACAAATTTATTTAACTGGTGGGGGTTATGATTTAGTTTTAGGAACTTCTGGCGGTGGTTTATTTGGTTTTGCTTCACAAGCTATTTCAGGAATATTTAATACTAGCACAACACCTATTGGAATTGGATCTAATGGCGCACAACCTTTAATTTTAGGTACTTCAAATGCTGAACGCGCAAGATTTACACCTGGAGGAAACCTACTAATCGGCACAACAACGGACAACGGAAAAAAATTGCAAGTAAATGGAGATATTAATGGAAATATAGATTTATACTTATCAAGAACAGCCGTTGCACCAGCAATAGTTCTAAGTCAACAACAAATAAGATTAGTTGACCAATCAACAGGTTTTAATCAATCTATAAATATTAATAGTGATAATTTACAATTTAGTGGCGGAATAAGAACAGCTGCTCCAAGCGGTGGAAGTTCACAAACTTGGAAACTTGGTAATTATACTGCTGGTGTAGCAGTACAAGCGGGAAAAGTAAGAGTTGAAATTAACGGAGTAGCTTACGATTTATTAACAGCATAAAATATAAAATAATATGAAACAAATAGCACCTTTAACCCTTTGGGTAAACGGACAACAACAAACAGCAACACTTTTTAATTTAATTATCATTAATGACAATTTATTAAACAGTGCAACGTTTTACTGGCAGTTATTAGACGCAGACGCGACTAAACTAGCTGACGGAAATTTAACAATGGGTGAGCCTGAGTACGATCAATGGGGAACGCAAAGCGACGTTAACCAATGGGCTTATGAATGGGCCGCAAGTGAGTTAAATATTACACTAGCTTAATTAATCTTTAAATACTAAAACAATGGAAACTAAACAAGCACTTGCAATTTTAAAACAAATTTTAGACGCAGCTAGCAAAAGCGGTTTATTTGAAAATTTAACGGCAGCAATGACAGCGGCCGACGCTTATAACGCAGTAGCACGTGAGATATTAAAAGACGAAAACAATGGCGACGGATCTGTTATTTAGTATTATTATTTTTGTGGCGGCTGGTGGTGGCTTTTATTTCACTACTAAAAATAGACTTGATAAGATCGAAAGTGATCTATCTAAGCACAATAATACTAACAGCGAAATATTAGACAGACTGGCGCGAATTGAAACAAAACTTGATTTTGTAACTAAAATGTAACAATATGTTTAAAAATTGGAAAACAAGTTTATTTGGCCTAGGGGCTGTAATAACTGGAATAGCTACAATTTTAAAAGGTGATTTGCATACCGGAATAGCAGCAATTTTAAGCGGAATAGGTTTATTTGCAGCTAAAGACAGTAATGTGGATCTTAACGGCCGTAATTAATGACACAGAAAAAAAAATATGTAGTCGCTTTAGCGGTTGCAATAGCTATATATATTATTATGGATAGTAAAAAATCGGTCGGAAAACCAACGTATGCACAGATCCAGGATCAATTATTTAATTATCTTGCTTTAGGCTGGGAAAAGTTTTCACCTAGGGCAAAATGGGACTTTGCGCAATATTCTATTGGTTACGGTGAAGGCTGGAACTGGGATAAAAATAGAAAAGTTGAGGCTGGGGACGTAATAGACGAGCCAACCGCACGCCGCTGGTTTATAAAATCAGCTGAAAAATATTATAATTATGTAGCAGATAGCGTAAAAGTACCAGTTAACGAAAATCAAATGGTGGCTATGACATCTTTAACTTATAATATTGGCCCAGGAAGCGCTGCAAGAGGCACTGGGTTTAGAGGTAGCCAATTATTAAAAGATCTTAACGCTGGTAAGCCATTAACAGAAGTGGCAAAAGGTTTTGACCGATACATAACAGCAAAGGACACTAGAACTGGAGTAAGTAAAGTTTATGATGGTCTAGTAAGACGCAGAAATTCAGAAAAAGCACTATTTTTAAAGGCATAAAGAAGCAAGTTTGGTTAGATAAATTTCAATGGTCTAGTACAAAAAAGGAAGCCTGGTATTTTTATACTGGGCTTTTTTATGCTTTTTTTTAAAATAAATTTGGTAGTTTGAACGTTTTTACTATAATTTTACCAAAGACAAACAAAAACCCTAATATATGCACCTTAAAACCGACAGTAAGATCCTGGGCGAAATAGCCAGCTTACAACACAAAATTTTGCGCTTAGAAGCACTGCGCGCACTTTCACCGTACGAACAATGTACTTTTTTCTTTTATTCTAGCACTGGTAAGTTTTTATCGCTAAATGAAAACGATTTGCCGTTCGATCTTTGTTTTGAAATAAGGATCTTAATTGACGCGGCCCTGGAACACTACCAGCACGAAATGAAAAGGCTAGAAAATAGTTTTCCATGCGACGTAAATTAATTAGAATTGCCGCAATAATATTTTTTGTGGTTATTAGCGTGCCAATATGTATATTAACATATACTGGCGCTTATGTACTTTTTTACCTATTCAAATTTTATAATCTATTAAAACCAAACAAATGAAAAAAATAAAAATCACATTTCAATTTATTACTTATGATCAAAAAAAAGCTAAAATTATTTCTAAATTAAAAAAATATAACCAAAACAAATAACCTATGACTAATAAAGAAAAAAACAATTTAAGATTTGCTATAATACTTGGATTTGTAATTGGTATTTTATTTACAATATCGTTATTAAAAAATTTTAAATATCTATAACCAAAACAAATAACCCTTAAAACAAAACAAATGAAAAACGATTATTTAAAAGACCTAGCCGACGGCTTCGGATCAATGAACAAAGTTGAAAACAAAAAAAACGAAAAGCAACCTGACTACCAGGGCTATTTTAAAGAAAGCGGCAAATTATTTGAAATTGCTGGCTGGATAAAAATTAGTAAAGCAAATAATAAATATTTGTCTATTGCTATAAAAGAACATAAAGAAATTGAAACAAATAAAACACTATAATATGACAAAGATTTCACAAAGACTTTTAAAAGTTGCACTAGGTTTTGGCGCTTTATTTTTTATTGTAAGTAAATTAACAAGTAAAAAAATAGAGCCTACAGTTATTAAACGAAATTTTATGGTAGGCGATAGCCACGCCGTAGGTATTGGATCTAGGATAAATAATTTAGTAACAGATAAACTACTTGCTAAGGGTGGCTGGTTTGTTTCTAATCTTATAAACGCCTTAAACACTTACCCAGTAACTTATGACGTTAAAAATGTTTTTATATCAATAGGCACAAATGGTCAATTTTCAAAAAATGATAATTTAGATTTATTGGTAAAAACATTAAGACAAAAATTTCCTAATGCAAAACTTTATGTTTTTGTGGGATCGTATGGCTGGAGTGGATCATTAAGTAAAGCTGCTAGTTATGCTAATGCTCAAAAATATTACCAAAGATTTAGAGATCTAGGCGTAACTGTATTAAATAGCCAATTGGGTTATCATACAACAGACGCGCTAGCACATAGCACAAATACACCCGAAGCCAAAAAAATTATAGCTGAAATTACAAACATTATAAAAAACTAAACAAATGAAAATTGATAAAAATGCCCCAGCTATGCCTTGTATGCCTATTCAGGATCAATTTGGCAGATTAGTTGCCCCTATCCCTGGTATGTCAAAATACGAGTACGTTTTATTACAGATACTTTGCGCTAAAGAAATGCAAAACAATCAAAGTAGAATTGGACTTTCTACACTTTTAAGAGAATGTACTATTTTAGCCGACGAATATTTTTTAACCCTAGAAAAATTACAAGATGAAAAAGAAGCTAGCCCTGTTATTTCAATTCAGTAACAACCAGCAAGCTGTAATAGCCCTAATTATTGCAGCTATCTTAACCGCTTTTTTACAAAGTATATAATGGTAGAAGGACAAAACAAATTAACTTTAGAAGAAAAACTAGCACAAAGAAAGTACAAGCCCGATTTTATACCCCCCCCAAGCCAGGTAATATTCACTATTGACGAGAAACCCATTGGAACTATCCAAAATTTTATCGTCTTTAGTGGATTGCCTAAGGCGGGCAAAAGTACCTTTTTAGCCGCTGCAATAGCTTCAGCATTTCAACCTGGCGACGTTTTCGGTATGAAAGTACACTTTCCCGAAGGACGCCGAAAAATAGCCTATTTTGACACTGAAAGCAGCGACTTTGATTTTTACAGACAAGTTAATAAAATAAAGCATTTTAGCAATTTAAACAATTTACCGCCCTGGTGCGACTGCTTTACAGTGCGCGAGGACGGCCCAGGCGAAATAAGGGCCTTAATCGTTAACTATTTAGAAAATAACCCTGACTGCCCGATTGTAATTATTGACGGCCTTTTGGATCTTATTTTTGATTACAACAGTGAAATTGAAAGCCGCAAGCTAGTCAACTGGTTTAAAAAATTGACTAAGATTTACAACTGTCTATTTGTAGGCGTACTTCACCAGGGCAAAGGCCTGGGCGCACAAACATTAGGGCACCTGGGATCAAATTGTGATCGCTGGGCTTCTAGCACCTTAGAAATAATTAAAGACAAAGACAAAAAGACATTTACATTACAGCCTAGGTTTTTAAGATCTAGTGAAGATTTTGAGCCAGTAGTGCTTATGAATATTGGCGGCAACTGGCAGCAAATATCTATTGAAGGTGAAAGCAAAAAGCCTGAAATAAAGCACCCAAAACAATTTACAGAACTTGACCACAAAAACATAATAAACCAGCTTATTTACGGCCCTATTGCGTATAAAGATCTAATAGCAGACATACAAGAACAACACGCAAAGGGTACCAACTGGGCCAAGCAATTATGCAAAATTTGGATAGACAAAAAATTTATTTACAAAAACGATCAAAACCTATATGAAAAAAGATACTAAACGCAATAG